ACAGGGAAAAGCGAGCCGGTCCGATCGGGCGTTCCTACTTGCTAAAGATTTCAATTTTAAAATCACAAGTAGTTTGACATGGCTCGATACTGAAAAAATTAAGAATTTAGCACTATTTTCAATCAATGATTTTGTTGGTAGTATAGCATTAGGCGGTGTAGATTTAGCAATCACAACCGACTTGTGCAGTGCCAAGATTTTGATGTTAAATCCAGCCGATAAAAATAAATATATACATTCTATGTACTGGATCCCAGAGGGAAAACTTGAAAAGTTTGATGATTCTGCCGACGGAGCAAAGTACAAGGAATGGGCGAAAGACGGTTACATCCGAATCGTCGAGGGAAACGAAGTTGATGTTTCCGAAGTCGCAGACTGGTACGCTGAATTAGTACGTGACTATGACATACGAACGTACGTGACAGGTTACGACCAGAGATTTGCCAAGGATTTTATCAAACGCATGGACGAATATGGATTTGAAACAGAAATGATTTATCAAAATCGGTTCGTTCTGACAAATCCAATGAAACTGGCAGAAGCGGAAATTGATGCCGGCATGGTTTGTTTTTCAAATCCGATTGATTTGTGGTGCTTGTCAAATACTGCAATTCAAGTATGGGATACAGGACACGTAATGCCGGTTAAAATTAAAAACCGACCGGGAAAGAAAATAGACGGTACATTGTCATTGATTGACGTTTACGAGATTTATCGAAGATATAAGAGCGACTTTATGCAGATGCAAAGTTAGGCGGTGGAAGTTTGAAGTGGTATGAAAAATTATTAAATCGTTTTGCGCCAAAAAATATGAGGTGGGCGAGCGATCCGAACGGTTACACACCGATTTACGGTCAGTATGGAACAAACATTTATTATTCGGACGTGGTCCAGCAGGCTTTGAAGTGTATTGTTGACGAAGTGAAAAAATTAAATCCTACGCATGTTCGGAAAAATGGCGACGATCCTACACCTATCAGGGATAGCTCGATACAGCGGGTTTTGGATGAGCCAAACGAGCTAATGACCACAAGTGAATTTATCGAAAAAGTAACATGGCTTTTACTGCTCAATTATAACGCATTTATTTTACCTACGTATGATACGTGGGTGGATGACAGGACCGGAGTTGAGCGCAGATTTTACACCGGTCTTTATCCGATACTTCCGAACGAGGTTGATTTTTTAGAAGATGAGACCGACCGTTTATTTGTTCGATTCACATTTAATGACGGAAGCAAGGTCACCTATCCTTATGACGATGTAATCCATATCAAATACAATTATTCAGTCAATCAGTATATGGGCGGTAACAATTTCGGACAACCGGATAACCGAGGATTGTTAAGCACGCTTGATTTAAACGAAAAATTGTTAAAGGGTATCGCAAAAGCGATGAATGCCAGCTACTCCATTAATGGAATCGTTAAATATAACACGTTAATGGATAAAGGCAAAATGGAAAAAGCCATTAAGGAATTTGAGCAGAAGTTGAACAATTCTGAAAGTGGCTGGTTGCCAATTGACCTGAAAGCCGAAGCCATCCCATTTGAGCGAAAAGTGAATTTAGTTGACGAAAATACGTTAAAGTTTATCGACGAAAAGATTTTGCGGAACTGGGGCGTTCCGTTAGCAATCTTGACCGGCGATTATACAAAGGAGCAGTATGAAGCTTTTTATCAAAAAACGCTTGAGGGAATTGCGCTTTCAATGTCGCAGGCTTTCACGAAAAAATTGTTTACAAATCGTGAAAAATCATTCGGGAACCGAGTTGAGTTTTATCCCAAAGATTTAATTTTTATGACCGTTAGCCAAACGCTGGAAATGATAAATATTTTATCGCCGACCGGCGGTATGTATGAAAATGAAAAGCGTGTCGCACTGGGATTACGACCACTGCCCGAACTTGAGGGCAAACGATATATGTCTTTGAACTGGATAGATGCAAATAATGCCGATAAATATCAAGTCGGCAATGAAACCGAGGTGAATGAAGATGAGCAAGACGGACAATAAACTAGAGAAGCGCTCCTATACCTTTGAAATACGTTCTTCGACGGACGAAAACGGCGAAGCGATACTTACAGGTCGCCCGATAGTGTATGACTCTGAAACAGACCTTTTCGTATTTCGTGAAGTTATCGAAAAAGGTGCCCTTGACGACGCAGATTTGACCGACGTCAGATTTTTGGTAAACCACAACACCGATATGATCCCGCTGGCACGTTCAAGAAGAAACAACGGAAATTCAACGATGAAATTCAGCGTCGACGATAAAGGGTTGAATCTAGATTTTGTGAAACTGGACATCAAGAACAATGCGACAGCTCGGGAATTGTATAGCGCAGTTACCAGGAACGATCTTACCGGGATGTCCTTTATGTTTTCTATCGACGAAGAAACGTGGGAAGACTTGGAAACAGATAAGCCTTTACGGCATATAAACAAAATTGGTTCAGTTGTCGAAGTAAGTGCGGTCACGTTCCCGGCTTATTCGGCTTCGGAAATAAATGCACGTAATTTACAAGCGCTGGAGAGCGCCAAAGCCACATTGGACAATGTGCGCAGTGCGAAAAAGGAAGTGGACACTTCCAATAAAGATTTAGATTTATTGAAAGAACGATTGAAATTAATCTAGAAAGGAATTTTTTCAGATGAACAAGAAATTTTATGAAAAGCGCTTGAAAAAATTACAGGCGAAAAAAGAAGAATTGCGCAAGAAGGCATTAGCATCCGACGATGTGAATGAAGTGCGTGATTTGAGTGAAAGAATTGAAGAATTGAACGAAGACATCGCAGACATCAAAGAAGCCTTAGCAGATTTGGAAGCGATCGTTAACGAAGACAAAGACGCAGAAGCTAAAGAAGAAGAAAACCGTTCCAACATGCCGGTATCTGCAAATGCTCACGTTCCGGCAGGCGCAACAAAGGTTACATTCAGAAGCACTCAGTCAGAGAAAAAGGGTGTTGAATCTATGGAATACCGCAGCGCATTTATGAACTACGTTCAGAACGGTACACCGATTCCAGCCGAGTTCCGGGACGCAATCAGCACTGCCGAAACAGGCGCAGCGATCCCGACTACGGTCATGAACAATGTCATTAATACTGTTCGCAAACGTTATGGAAATTTATACAACAAAGTTACAAAGACTTCCGTTCGTGGTGGTGTTGAGATTCCAGTAGGTGCGTTGCAGGCTACTTTTAAATGGATCAATGAAACGACAGTTTCCGACCGTCAGAAAGTTGACAAATTAGGTAAGGTCATCTTTGCCTACAATACTGCCGAAATCAGAATTGCACAGACATTCTTGAGCCAGTTGCTGACTGTTGATTCTTTCGAAACTCGTTTAGCTGAAATTATCGCAGTGGCTTATCTGCAGGCAATGGATGAGGGAATTGTAAAAGGATCTGGCGAAGGTTCTATGCTGGGTATTTTGAACGATCCTAGAGTCACAAACGAAATTACATTGACCGCAGATCAGATCGGAAGCTGGAAAGACTGGCGTAAACGTTTCTTTGCAAAACTGCCGTTAGGATATCGTGGTGGCGAATTTATCTTCCCGGTATCTACTGTTGACGCATATCTCGAAACTATGTCCGACACTAATCAGAATCCGATTTTCCAGCAGGCAACCGGTTTGGTTGTAAACGACGGAGATGCAGTAAATCCAAACGGTCGATTCTTTGGTCGTGACATTAGCTTAGTTGAACCGGACATCATCGCCGATTTCGACACTGCAAGCGCAGGCGATGTAATCGGTATCTACTGGCAGCCTGAAGAATACGTAATTAACGAAAACTTCGGTTTCACAATGAGACGTTACTTTGACGAAGAAACCAACGAATGGGTTGACAAAGCCTTAGTCGTTGTAGACGGAAAAGTTGTAAATCCAACAGGATACTACAAAATCATCAAGGGGTAATCGCTCATGGTAACGTTGCAAGACGTTAAGAACGGAATGAGCATAACCCATGACTACAATGACGATACTTTGCAGATTTACTTTGATGAAGTCATAGATTTCATCAAAGAATCGGGAGTTGCTGAAGAAAATATCACAGCTGGATTGGTGACACGTGGAGTTTCAGATTTATGGAACTACGGGGGAGATAAGGGTATCTTAAGTCCTTATTTCCTTGAACGTGCCACCCAGCTGGCATATAAGGAGTGAGCATATGCGTAACGAGCTTGTAATTACAGGTACAGATACGCAGTTGCTCCTATCGCAAACCGATGACGGAACGAATACGCTGTTTATCAACGGTGTGGAAGTTCCTCAATCCGTATGGGTTGGAAGTGATGCACGGTGGGCGGATTGGACGACCGCCGAAGGACAGTTGGTGCACATCGGAAAAGTTAAGAGCGCCGACGGCAATTTGATGATTACAAGGGCGAATGAAGATTTGCTATTTTATTACGACTTTGTACCATATGTTCCTTTTGATCCTAGTGATATAGGCAATTCACTTGTGCAGTTAAACGAGCGTGTAACGAATATTGAAGAAGCTAATCTGCGAGTGAATGCCGTTCAAGGGTGGTACGAAGTGGCGACCGA